GGTAAGTGGGAAAGACCCGATAATATATTAAATAACTGGAGAGTTACAAAAACATGTTTACGATTAGGTAGTAGGATTATAGGTAAATGTATGATGGGCTCAACATCAAACGCACTAGACAAAGGTGGAGAAAACTTTAAAAGACTATACAATGCATCAGACGTTACTAAGCGAAACAGAAATGGACAGACAGCGTCTGGCTTATATTCTCTTTTTATCCCAATGGAGTGGAACTACGAAGGATTTATTGATGAGTACGGAAGCCCAGTCTTCAATACTCCGGATAATGAAATCTACGATCCACATGGGGAATTAATAGACGTAGGTGTAATAGACAATTGGCAAAACGAAGCTGATGGTTTAAAAAACGATCAAGATGCTTTAAATGAATTTTACAGGCAGTTTCCAAGAACTACAGAGCATGCGTTTAGAGATGAAACAAAAAATTCCATTTTTAACCTTGTTAAATTATATGAACAAATAGATTATAATGAAGAAATGTCTAGAAGTTTAGGTATTTCAACAGGTAATTTCCAGTGGGTTAATGGCGTAAAAGATACAAATGTTATATTTTATCCAGACCCAAAAGGTAGGTTTAAAGTTAGTTGGGTACCACCAACAAACATACAAAACAAAGTTGTAATAAAAAATGGTATTAAGTGGCCTGGCAATGAGCATATGGGTGCTTTTGGTTGTGATAGTTACGATATATCAGGAACTGTAGATGGTGTAGGTTCTAAAGGCGCTTTGCATGGCCTAACTAAATTTAGCATGGAAGACGCACCTGCTAATCAGTTTTTCTTAGAGTATTTAGCAAGACCTCAAACTGCAGAGATGTTCTTTGAAGATGTTTTAATGGCATTAGTATTTTATGGGATGCCAATACTTGCAGAAAACAACAAACCTCGTCTATTGTATTATTTACGTAGACGTGGTTATAGAGGTTTTAGTATGAATAGACCTGATAAAGTTTGGAATAAATTATCTACTGCAGAAAAAGAAGTGGGTGGTATACCAAACTCAAGTGAAGATATAAAACAAGCTCACGCCGCAGCTATTGAAATGTATATACAAGACCATGTAGGTATGAAACAAGATGGAACATTTGGTAGTTGTTATTTTAATGAACTTTTAAATGACTGGGCTAAATTTGACATAAACAAAAGAACTAAGCATGACGCATCTATAAGCTCTGGACTTGCTATAATGGCTAACAACAGGCATTTGTATAGACCTAATGCGACAATAGAAAAACCTAAATTAAACATACATATTTCTAAGTACAGTAATACTGGTAATATGTCTAAAATAATCAAAAAATAGTATGGCAGAACCTGTTATAAATAATTATTTCCCTAGTCAAGTAGTTAGCGATAAAGAAAAAAGCTCAATGGATTATGGTTTGAAAGTAGCTAAGGCTATTGAACAAGAGTGGTTTAACGTAGACAGAGGTTCGAACAGATATAGAACTAACCACAATAACTTTCATAATCTTAGGTTATACGCTAGGGGCGAACAATCAATACAAAAATACAAAGATGAATTGTCTATAAACGGTGATTTGTCTTACCTTAATTTAGACTGGAAACCAGTACCTATTATACCTAAGTTTGTTGACATAGTAGTAAATGGTATTGCTGAAAGAACGTATGATATAAAAGCATACTCACAAGATAGAGCCGGTATGGACAAAAGGTCTAAGTATATGGAAGATATTATGGCGGACATGGCTGCTCAGGACTTTAACGCTATCATGCAGCAAAATTATAATATAGACGTTAGAAAAACAAACATGCAGGCTAATGAACTGCCTCAGTCACAAGAAGAACTAGATCTTCACATGCAGTTAACTTACAAGCAGTCTGTCGAGATAGCGGAGGAGCAAGCTATTAATGTGTTGATGGAAGGTAGTGATTACGAGTTGATAAAGAAAAGATTTTATTATGATTTAACAGTTTTAGGTATTGGCGCTGTTAAAACTGATTTTAATGTAGCTGAAGGAGCTACAGTTAAGTATGTAGATCCGGTTGATTTAGTTTATTCTTATACTGAGTCACCATATTTTGATGACATATACTACGTTGGTGAGGTAAAATCTATACCTATAAACGAACTTATTAAAGAATTTCCTAATTTAAGCAAAGAAGAATTAGAAGATATAATTAAAAACAAAAACCATCACCAGTCTAATTACAATAGCAACAGCTTTAATTCGAAGCAGCGTGATGGCAACAAAGTTCAGGTTTTATATTTTAATTATAAAACATATATGAACGAGGTTTACAAAGTAAAAGAAACTGGTACTGGCGCTGAAAAAGCGTTAGCAAAAGATGATGCTTTTAATCCACCAGAAAATTCTAGTAATTTTGAAAAAATACAAAGGTCAATAGAATGTTTGTACGACGGTGCTTTGATATTAGGTTCTGATAAATTACTTAAGTGGGAAATGTCTAAAAATATGATGAGGCCAAAAAGTGACTTTACTAAAGTAAAAATGAACTACGCTATTGTTGCGCCAAGAATGTACAAAGGTCGTATTGAGTCTTTAGTAAAACGAGTTACTGGTTTTGCTGACATGATACAGTTAACGCATTTAAAGCTACAACAAGTAATGTCTAGAATGGTTCCAGATGGTGTTTATTTAGATGCTGATGGTTTAGCTGAGATAGATTTAGGTAATGGAACAAATTACAACCCACAAGAAGCGCTAAACATGTTCTTCCAAACAGGTTCTGTTATAGGTAGATCATTTACTTCTGAAGGTGATATGAACCCAGGTAAAGTGCCTATACAAGAAATAACTAGTGGTAGTGGTGGTAACAAAATAAATGCCCTTATTGGTAATTACAACTATTACTTGCAAATGATAAGAGATACTACCGGTCTTAATGAAGCAAGAGATGGTAGTATGCCAGATAAAAACGCTTTGGTTGGAGTACAAAAACTAGCGGCTGCAAATAGTAATACAGCAACAAGACATATATTACAGTCTGGATTATATTTGACAACTGAAATAGCAGAGTGCTTATCGCTTAGAATATCTGACATTGTAGAATACTCTCCAACAAAAGACGCTTTTATACAAGCAATTGGAGCTTATAACGTTGCTGTGCTAGAAGAACTGAAAGAATTACATTTATATGATTTCGGTATATTTATTGAACTGCAGCCAGATGAAGAAGAAAAAGCCATGCTTGAAAACAATATACAAATGGCATTACAGCAACAAAATATAGAACTTGAAGACGCTATTGATCTTAGAGAAGTTAAAAATATAAAACTTGCAAACCAATTATTAAAAATACGTAGAAAAAAGAAGCAAGACAGGGATCAACAAATGCAAGAAAGAAATATGCAGTTACAGTCGCAAACAAATCAACAAGCAGCACAGGCGGCGGCACAAGCTGAAATGCAAAAAGAGCAAATGAAAGCTCAAATAGAAACTCAATTAGAATCACAAAAATCTGAGTTGCGTATGAGAGAGCAGGCAGCCGAAGCAGAACTTAAAAAACAATTAATGGAACAAGAGTTCCAATACAACATGCAACTTAAGACTTTAGATTCAAAAACTAAGGTTGACAACGAAAAAATGAAAGAAGATCGTAAAGATAATAGAACTAAAATACAGGCTACACAGCAAAGTGAAATGATTTCACAAAGAAATAATGATGAGGGGCCTAAAAACTTTGAGTCAGCAAGTGATAGTATAAGTAGTGGTATGGAATTACCACCTATATCTTTTGATTAAAATTATTAATTATTATTATATTATATTATGGAAGAAAACGTAGAAAACGTAGTTGAAGAAACTACACAGGCAACTGAACAACCGGTTGAAAAAACTAAAAAACCAAATATTAATGAAGACGGCGATTATGTCGTTGATTTAAATAAACCAAAAGAAAATGAAGTTAAAAAAGACAACCCTGACAACAAGGGAGTGGTTGGAGTCGATGAAAGTTCCGATGCCACAAAAGAACAAAAAGAAGTACAACCGGAAGAGCAAGCACAGGAAGAAACACCAGTATTAGAAGAAGTTACCGAAAACGAAGTTCAAGAGCAAGTTGAAGAAATACAAGAAGCTGTTGAGGAAGCTAAAGAAACTGGAAAGGCTTTGCCTGAAAATTTACAAAAAGTTGTAGATTTTATGGAAGAAACCGGTGGTACATTAGAAGATTACGTGCGTCTTAATCAAGATTATTCTAGTTATGACGACATTACAGTATTAAGGGAATACTATAAACAAACTAAAAAACATTTAACCGCTGATGAGGTTGAGTTTTTAATAGAAGATACATTTATGGCTTCGGAAGATGATAGTGAAAGAGCTATAAAGAAAAAGAAAATAGCGTTAAAAGAGCAAGTTGCCAACGCTAAGTCCCACCTGGACGGGCAAAAGTCCAAATACTATGAAGAAGTTAAAGCTGGAAGTAGATTAACTACTGAACAACAAAAAGCTGTAAACTTCTTTAATAGATACAACAAAGAGTCAGAAGAAAATAAAAAAATAGCAAAAAAACAAACTGATACTTTTTTAAATAAAACTAATAAAGTTTTTAACGACAAATTCAAAGGTTTTGAATATAATGTTGGTGATAAAAAGTATAGGTTTAACGTGAAAAATGCAAACGAGGTTAAAACAACCCAGAGCGATATTAATAATTTTGTCAAAAAGTTTTTGAACGAGAATAACGAAATGTCAGATGCTAAGGGTTATCATAAGTCTTTATATACAGCAATGAATCCCGATGCTATTGCTAATCACTTTTACCAACAAGGTAAGGCAGATGCTTTAAAAGAAAGTGTTGCTAAATCTAAAAACGTTAACATGGATCCTAGACAATCGTTTTCAAACGACAACACTAGTGGTCCTAAAGTAAGAGTGCTTAACGATGATTCTCCTAGCTTTAAGTTTAAAATTAAAAACAAATAATAACAAATTTAAAAATAAATAAATATGGCAATTACAGGTGTAGCGGCAGCTGGTTATACTCCAGCACCGCTAAAACAAACGTTGGCTACCAATTATATCGATTTCACTTCAGGTGGAGCAGGTAATACAAATGGATGGGCTCAACAATACTTACCAGACTTAATGGAGGCGGAAGCTGAAGTGTTTGGTAATAGAACAATTTCAGGTTTTTTAGCTCAAGTAGGAGCTGAAGAAGCTATGTCTGCTGATCAGGTTATATGGTCTGAGCAAGGTAGATTACATTTATCGTACAAAGCTGTTGAATTAACAGCAAGTACAACAACTGGAACATTAACTTTTGACGCAAACACAACTGACGCTGATGGAAAAGCAGTAACTAGTGCTACTGGAGTAGTACCACACGGTATTAGACCAGGAGATATGATTTTAGTATCAGATGCTGACGCAACTGTAAGAGGTTACGTAAAAAGCGTAGATACTTCTGGTACTGGTACTGCTTATGGTAAAGTTATTTGGGAGCGTTACGATGGAGCAAACATTGCTTCTAGTTCGTTAGCTGCTGGCGACGTATCAGTATTAGTTTTTGGATCTGAGTTTGCAAAAGGTGTTGAAGGAAGAGTTGGGGCTAATGCACCACAACACTTATCTAGAACTAACAAGCCAATTATATTAAAAGATAAGTATGAGGTTTCAGGATCTGATGCTGCTCAAATTGGTTGGGTTGAAATTTCTGGTGAAGACGGACAAAATGGTTACATGTGGTATTTAAAAGCTGCTGGTGATACTAAGTCTCGTTTTGCTGATTACTGCGAGATGGCAATGCTAGAAGCTGTTGATGGAACTGGAACTACTTCTGATTCAAAAATCACTGGTACTGAAGGTTTATTTGACGCTTTAGAAACTAGAGGTAACGTAGCTAATACAATGGAAAATATGGGTGATTACGATGAGTTAATTCACGAGCTTGATGCAAATGGAGCTATTGAAGAAAACATGTTTTTCATGGATAGACGTACTAGCTTAAAATTAGATGATATTTTAGCTGCTCAAAATTCTTACGGATCTGGTGGTACTTCTTACGGAGTATTTAACAACTCTGAAGATATGGCGTTAAACTTAGGTTTTACAGGATTTAGAAGAGGTTCTTATGACTTTTACAAGTCTGACTTTAAATACTTAAATGACGCTGCAACAAGAGGATTAATTAACTCTACTGACGCAACTAATGCTATCAGAGGGATTATGATTCCAGCTGGTGTATCTACTGTTTATGACCAAGGTATGGGTAAAAACATTAAGAGACCATTCTTACATGTAAGATACAGAGCTTCTCAAATGGAAAGTAGAAAAATGAAAAGTTGGACTACTGGTTCAGTTGGAGCTGTTACTTCTGATTTAGACGCGATGGAAATGCACATGCTTTCTGAAAGATGTCTAGTTACTCAAGGTGCTAACAACTTTGTATTATTCAAAGGAGCTGTATAAGCATTATTACTTAAGGATCGAGGCTTCGGCCTCGACCCTTTCTTTTTATTAATTTTATTATATATTATATTATGGCAAAAAAACAAAAAACAGAAGAGGTAGAGGTACCTGTTGTTGAAACTCCAGTGGTTAAAACAAAAAAACCAACAAGAAAAGAACCTACCTACAAAGTTGTTGATGGTTGGGAATTAAAAGATAGAATATACAAACTAACAAGTGACAAGCAACCTCTGTCCCATTGGTTTAAAAGTAGAAATTTATATTATTTTGACGAACAACTTGGTTATGAAAGAGAAATAATGTACTCTGAAAACCAAAAAACAGTTTTTGTAGATGAAATGAAAGGTGATATTATTAGAGGAAGAATTATTTTTAGAAACGGTGTGTTAGCTGTTCCGAAAAACAAAGTTACTCTTCAAAAAATGTTATCTATATACCACCCTCAGGCTGGTAAATCTTGGGTTGAAGTTTCTGAAAAGAAACAAGCTGTGGAAGATTTAGAAGATATAAACATAGAAATAGACGCTTTAATAGCAGCAAGACAGATGGACATAGACATGGCAGAAGCTGTTATGAGAGTAGAATTAGGTTCTAAAGTGTCAGAGATGAGTTCTAAGGAACTTAAAAGAGATTTGCTGTTGTTTGCTAGGAATAACCCTGAGTTGTTCTTAGATTTAGCAAATGATGACAATGTTCAACTTAGAAATATTGGTATTAAAGCAACTGAAATGGGTATTTTAAAACTTTCTGGTGATCAAAGAACGTTTATGTGGGGTTCTAACGATAGAAAACTAATGAATGTTCCTTTTGACGAACATCCATACTCAGCCTTAGCCTCTTGGTTTAAAACTGATGAAGGTATGGAAATATATGCAAATATAGAAAAACAATTAAAATAATCAAACTGTAGGAGCAGTCGCTCTTCGGGGCGATTGCAAACTACAATAAAAAAACTATGGCAATAAACGTAGACACTGTATATCAAAGAGTTTTAGCTTTAGCCGACAAAGAACAAAGAGGTTATATAACGCCTCAAGAGTTTAATTTGTTTGCTAACCAAGCTCAATTAGATATTTTTGAACAATATTTTTACGATTTAAACCAGTTTAATAGATTGCCAGGCAACAGCACTACTTACGCTGATATGGTTACTTTATTAAATGAAAAAATAGATGTTTTTGAAAAATTTAGACAAGACGTGACAATGGGTAGCAATGGTGCTGGCACTTTACCTGCCAACCACAAAATGGGTGAGCTTTCTTATAACAATAGTGGTACATATGTTAAAGTCGAAAAAATTAGTCAAAACGAATTAAACAACTACATAAACTCACCTTTAACTTCACCATCAACTTCAAGGCCTATATATATAAACACGTCTGCAACGGCTATACAAGTGTACCCAACAACAATAACATCTGGTGTTACGTGTAATTACATAGCAAAACCTACAGACGTTAATTGGGGTTATACAGAAATAAACGGAGCAGCTTTATACAATAGCGCGTCATCAACTGATTTTGAACTTCACGCTTCTGAAGAAAAAAATTTAGTTATAAAAATATTGGCTTTAGCTGGCATATCAATAGCTGATCCAAATCTATATCAAATAGCAGCTCAAGAAGAAATAAAAGAAATTCAACAAGAAAAACAATAATAAATGGGATTACTAGACAATCAAACTCAACATGCTTATTACGGTGGATCAAGTTTTGGTACTTATCAATTTACGTCTTTAGAGCACATTATAAACCAGTTTATTATTGCTTATGTTGGTGAAAATAAAATAATATCAAAAATAAAAAGAACTGACGTTGCTTTTCATGCTCAAAGAGCTTTGCAAGAACTTTCGTTTGATACTTTTAAGTCTACAAAATCTCAAGAAATAGAAGTTCCAGCAACATTGCAGATGGTGTTACCACAAGATTACGTTAACTATGTTAAATTAACTTGGGCAGACTCCGCTGGTATAGAGCACGTATTATATCCTGCTACAAAAACTTCAAACCCACTAGACGTGGCTTCTGGTTCTGTTGGTGATTATGCTACCGATGGTACTAATTTAACAACAGATAATTCATCTTCAACATGGGAAAGTTACAAAGCCCACACTTCAACAACAACAAATGATGACTATGAAGATGATACGTATTGGCCAAACGAAGGAGCTAGATACGGTATAGACCCTCAACACGCTCAGAGCAACGGCTCATATTATATAGATAATATTAATGGGAAAATACATTTTAGCTCTTTTTTAAACGGAAAAACTTTAACTTTAAAATATATAAGTGATAGTTTAGGTACAGACGCTGAAATGCAGGTACATAAATTTGCCGAAGAAGCCATGTACAAAAGCATAGCATACGCAATATTATGCACAAAATCTAACGTACAAGAATATATAGTTAACAGATTTAAAAGACAAAAGTTTGCGGAGGTTAGAAAAGCAAAATTAAGATTATCAAATTTAAAACTAGAAGAATTAACTCAAATACTTAGAGGTAAATCTAAGCACATAAAACACTAGTATATGCCGGAGATTAAAAATACTTTTACGTCGGGGAAAATGAATAAAGACCTCGACGAAAGATTAGTACCTAAAAATGAATATAGAGACGCTTTAAACATTGACATTGCCACAACAGAAGGTAGTGACATTGGTTCGGCGCAAAATTCGTATGGTAATTTAAAAGTATCAAACTTAAGCATAACAGGTGCAGAGTGCATTGGTAGTATTGTAAATCCAGAAAACCAAAATGTTATATGGTTTATATCTGGCACAAGCGTGGATGCGATAGCAGAGTATAATCAAGCTGCGGACGCGGTAGAACCTATACTTGTAGACAATCATGGTGGAAGTGTCTCGTTTTTAAATTTTAAAGTTCAAAATGGCGTTAGAACCACTGAAAACAATTTAGTAACAGGTATAAACATTATTGATGGTTTGCTTTTTTGGACTGATGGTGAAAACGAACCTAAAAAAATAAACATTGATAGATTTAAACTTGGTTGCACAAATTTTTCAACTACATCAAAGTTTGTTAAATTACAAGGAGACGGTTCAAACAATATAACAAGTGATGATGTTTTAGAGGAGCACATAACTGTAATAAAACAATATCCTTTAAACGCTCCAGATATAGCTTTATTTGAAGATGCCGGTGGAACTACAGATCCAAGTCTTTCTGTTCTTGAACACCCAACAAATACTAGTCGAAGAAGTACTGGTGATCCTTTTGCTACAGGTTCTACTGCTACAAACGAAATATACAACACTAATCACACGTTTGCTTTAACTGCAGGTTTAAACAGCACAACAGCTACGTTTGCTGGCCAAGGTGGAAATGCTGCGCAATGGGATTGTATACAACCTAACATGACGTTTGTAGATTCTAGTGGTAATGTAATTAAAGATAGTAATAACAATGTTATAGGTGTAGTGTCAGTTCAAGACGATCCTGGTGGAAGCGGTACATACTCTACGGTAACGTTAACAGCAGCGCCAAATTCTACTATTAACTCGGGCACAATTGTTGGTTTTAGATGGGCATTGTCAACATATCAAAACGAGTCGTTTTGGACTTACAGAAACGAAGACAACATTGTTGTTGTTAAACCACCTGGAACAAACTCAAAAACACCACTTAAAGACAAAGATGGCGCTGTTGTTTTAGACAGCAACTCACGTCAAATAATGATTCAAAAGTTGGTATTTTCACCAAGACCTAATTACAAAGAGGGCGATATTATAGAGTTAACAGCTCCAGACACTACCACTACTTTAGACGAAGATGATAATGTAAGAATAAGATTAAAGCTACTTGAAGAAGATACAACTAGTCTGGTTAAATCAAATTCAACTAGAAAAGTTTTTGACGCTACTATATTAAGTATTTCACCTGCTATAGCAACAATGCCTGTTGGAGATCTTGATCGCTGGGATGTTACTAAAGAAACTGACACGTCTATATTTGAAGATGTTTTTCCTAGATTTGCATACAGATGGAGATATGATGACGGTGAATTTTCTTGTATATCACCTTTTTCCGAAGTTGCTTTTTTGCCAACATCAACAGGTTATGAGCTTGACGCTGAAATAGGTTATAATAAAAACATGGAAAACTCAGTTAGTTTAATAACATTATCTAACTTTGATACAAAACCGCCGGGCGTTGAAAGACTTGAGGTTTTGGTAAAATTTTCAGACGCAACAAATATATATAAATTTAAAACAATTGATTCAGATCAACTTTCTAGTTTTACTTCTTTAGACATTACTAGTGATCAGGTAAACGCAATGCTTCCTAGCAATCAACTGCTAAGACCTTACGATAACGTACCTACCTCTGCGCGTGCTCAAGAAATAACTGCTAATAGGCTTTTATATGCAAACTACAAGCAACAGAGAAATTTAACAGCTGACAAGCCTATATTTAAACTAGAAATGACTTCTTCAGGTGATTACAACTCTAGTAATAACGCTGTAAAATCAATAAAATCTTTAAGAACGTATCAACTTGGCGTTAGTTTATTAGATAAATACGGAAGACAAACGCCAGTGTTTTCCCCTTCTTTTGTAAATCCCGAACAATCAAAAATAACAATAGGACAAAACAATTCTTTTACTACAAATGAATTTTTTGCAACATATGATTTTGATATACCTAATTGGGCTACTCACTTAAAATATTATATTAAAGAGCCAAAGGGTGAGTATTATAATATTACTATGGATAGAATATACCAAAATGAAACTGAAGAGTTTGCTTGGGTTTCTTTTCCAACAAGTGATATTAATAAAGTTCAAGTAGGTGATAATATAGTGTTAAAAAAAGCGCATGATGCTAGCAGTCCATTTTTACTAGGTTATACACCGACTTACAAGGTTTTAGAAAAACAAGGGTCGGCACCAGATGTTGTTCGTGTAAAAAGAAAATTATTAGGTAGGTTAGAAAATTGTTTGTTTGGAACAAATAGTGACAACACAACTGGATATCCTATAGAAAACGGCGTAGTTGTTAGAATTAGAGGTAATAATGGTATAGCCAATATTGATGCTCTTAAAAACTCAGCTACTACAACATCTACTAATAGATTTATACGAATAGGTTCTTTTTTAAAAAATACAGTTTCTCAATATTATGAAGTTGACTCTATAACAAGAGTAGATAGCAATTCTGATGGTGATTTTACTGATAACGACGATTATTATGAGTTTACTTTAAAAAAACCATTTGGCACTGATATAAATTTTGTCGGTGGAGCACCTGGTAGCTCAACAAGGGCGGAATATTTTGAGCTTTATGAAGACCAAATAAAAGAGTTTGATGAAGAGTTTGAAGGTAGATTTTACATAAAAATACTTAAAGACGACACTTTGTTTGATCACGTTATAGCTGCAAATAGTGATACTGGTTTGGTTTACGGTATAAAGTCTACAGAAAAAATGTATTGGATCCAAAATATATGGACAAGAGATGGCAACACAGATCCTGATGCTGACAACGTTACAGAAACTGGGTATGCGCCGAGTCCTGATGGTGATACTTCTCAAGACAACCCTGCTAATTCTAATTTTTATGGCAACGACACAGCCACGTATTTAATTAACACATACAAAGGAGCTGGTGATAATCAAGTTTGGAACGACCATGTAAACGCGTCACAAAACCCAGACCCTTCTGAACATATGAATTTAAATCTTAACCATTATTTAACGCAGCAAGATGGTGGTGGAGCTACGGTTAGTGGTGTTATGCGTAATGGTTTCACGTACAACGGTAGTCGGGATATTTCAAGAACTAGATACGGCAAAAATAATCAAGGGCCTCAAAGATATGCTATTGATCAAGCTTGGGGTTGGGTTCAGCATCCCACAAGTTTGCCTAAAAGCCAATCCACTACTTATGATGACCAAAGACACATGGGACATGGTTTTAGATTAGGTCAAAAAGAAATTGATATTAGACTTTTTAATATAGGGCCAGGTTATGAAAAAAAACCTGCATTTCCGAATGGTTACGTTTACGAGCAAAAAGTTGGGCCAAATAGAATGCATATTGAAAAAAATTATACACTTTACAAGGCTTTAAAAACTATAGGTACTAAATTTAGATGGACAGACGATCCTACAGAAACTATTTACACTATTAAAAAATCAGAACTTATAGATGTAAATAACTGGAATAATATATCAACAGACCCTGCTTTCCACGATAGAAACAACCAAGGTGTAAGATGGCATATAACTTTAGACAAGCCTATAGCTTGGTCTCCAACATCGCACACCGTGGATGGCACAACAGCGATAACTACAGACCCTAATGGTAATGCGTTTAACCAGTTAAACAAAAGAATTAGGCCTTACGATGGCACTGCAAAAAGTGATCCTGATAATAGAAGGCCTGATGGTCATACTTATCCTGATGGCACAACTTTTACCTCTGCAGGCTGGACAAATGCTGAAAAGCAATCTAATACATCAGAGTTACAAATATTAAAACCAATAACCAATAGAGACACTTTTTCTAGTTCTAATCCAGCTGTTTTTGAAGTACAGCCAAAAGAAACTACAGATTTAAATATTTATCACGAAATACCAACTACTACTCTTGTTTTAAAAAGTGATATGTACATAGAAACAGATGTTATAAAACCTGATGGTACAACCGACACTAATGTCTATGCTGCTAATGCTCAAATTACGTTAGGCGGAAGCTTTTTATCACCTTCTTTTACGATTAAAGGCGCTACATCACAACAGGTTAAACATGTTGAAGATGGTTCTATGGTAACAATATACACAAAAGATGACAATGGTAATGTAAAATGGAAGCAAAAGGTACTTACAGTTGGTACTGTTTATGCGCCTAATGTTACAATTAATAATGGGAATACACCTAACTTTACTACAATACAAACTTATTATTATAAAATACCATTAAACTTTAGTAATTGCTTTTCTTATGGCAACGGAGTAGAAAGTAATAGAGTAAAAGATAATTTTAACGCACCACAAATAGATCTTGGGCCAAGAGTTAGTACAACGTTTTTAGACGTTTATAAAGAAGAAGAGTTAGGTAGTGGTATAATATACTCTGGTATATTTAATAGTAAAAGTGGTGTGAATAATTTAAATCAATTTATACAAGCAGAAAAAATAACAAAAGATTTAAACCCTAGTTATGGTACTATACAAAAACTTCACACTAGAAATACTAATGTTTTAGCTTTTTGCGAGCATAAAGTTTTAAAAATATTAGCAAACAAAGACGCTTTATTTAATGCTGATGGAAATGCAAACTTAACATCAACAAACAACGTGCTAGGACAATCAGTTCCGTTTGCTGGTGAGTTTGGTATATCTAAAAACCCTGAGTCATTTGCTAGTTACGGCTATAGAGTTTATTTCACAGACAAGAATAGAAATGCTGTTTTAAGATTATCAAATGATGGTTTAACAAATATATCTGATTATGGTATGTCTACGTTTTTTAAAGATAATTTATCTGCTGCTGGCAATATAATAGGTAGCTACGACGAAGACAAAGACACTTACAACTTAACACTAAACAGTAAGACTGTTAGCTTTTCAGAAAAAGTAAATGGTTGGTCAAGTTTAAAATCTTTTTTACCTGAAAACGGATTTTCTGTAAGTGGTGATTACTACACTGTGTTTGGTGGTGAGCTATATCAACACAACGCTAGCGTTTTAAGAAATAATTTTTACGGTACTCAATATAATTCTACAATTAAGTTTATATTTAACGATGCGCCTTCTAAAATTAAAAGTTTTAAGGCTTTAAATTATGAAGGCACAACTTCTAGGATATACCAGTCAGATAATGATGACATTACTTTAACTACAAACGGCTGGTACAGCAATCGTATTACCACAAATAAACAACAAGGTCAAATACCAGAGTTTAAAGAAAAAGAAGGTAAGTGGTTTAACTTTATACAAGGCACAACAAATACAATAAATAATTTAGATCCAGAAGAGTTTAGCGTTCAAGGTCTTGGCGTTTGTAGTGCTGTTACAGTTACAAGCGGTACACATAACACTCAATACACCCAAAGTATAAGAATTTTTTCACCAGAAACATCACCAACGTTATCATTAGTTGGTAGTATATATGGTTCTAGTGGTGGTGCTAGTTACTCAACTAGCCAAACCGGTAATCCAGCAGCTATAGGACAAACACACTCGCAAAGTGGGTTTACATTAAATTCTGCTGTTAAAATTACCGGTACAGCTGTAGCTAGTTTACAATACTTAAGAGACATAGTTAGTGGCTTAGAAGTTGGGGAAACATACACAATTTCAGCAGATGTAACTTTTGATGTTAATGGAAATCCAAACAACAAAGCTATGGGCTTTTCACAAAGAAGCGGTGTGAGTGCTAGTGCAAGAAGAACTACAACGGGTGTTATATCAGAAACTTTTGTAGCTACAAATACTCAAATAGATTTATTTAAAGGTAAAAATGTAGCTGGTAATATGGATAATATTGCCATTGCAAAAACCAGTGATGTAGAAGAAAGATATCCTAAATACATAATAAACACGTCACAACACAAAAGCTCATCAACAACAAAAGAAATAACAGTTAATAGACAAGCTGGTAGTATAAGTTCTGAAAACCAATATTTTTATATACACCCTCAAATTGTTAATGGTCAAAAATGGAGTATTTTGGCTAGTGACGTAACTATAACGGAAACGTCTGATCCAAGCTCTTTAATGGGTACTGTTACAAAAGCAGATGGTTATATAAATAATGGCACTTGGACATCTAGCACTGCTCACCAAGGACTGCACACAAACGTTGTTAGACTTACCGTGCCTATATCAGGCACAATGCCAGCTTATGATATTGTTTCTTTATTAAAAGCTTCTTTAACTATGAATTTAACACAAAACTAACATGGCAGATATAGTAACTACAAAAAGTAATTGCACAGAAAACGCTGGCTCTACGTACAGCACTAGCGGCGTGCCTTTTACCACTGCCACTGTTTTCACAAAAACTTTTACCGTCGCTGCTGACCACGTTTTTAAAACAGAACCTTCTATTAACTTTAGTAGGGTTAGCGATCCAAACAGTTATACTGTGGCGATTACTGATACTGGTTCTATAGCTGGTGGAAATTTAACGGCAAGATCTTTTGTTGTAAAATATAAATACCCTTTAAAAGCTGTTTCAGGAGATGTTATTAGTTTTGTTGCTAGAGCAGAGCTTGACGAAGTAAACTCCACTGGAAAAATATACAATTATATTTTTGACACCTCTAACGTCTTAAAACAAGGAGAAACAAGAACTATAAAAATATACGGTGATAACGGTGCTACTTTAACTTTTGACGCTAAATACGCTAACAACACGTCTATGAGAGGTGGTTCTGGTACTGTTACAATACCTACCGGGGGTTTGTATGAAGAAGATATTATATTTCCAAGTGTGACAGCTTCAACAACTTATTCTGTTGTTTTAACACAAATAGCATCTAATAGTTTTTTAAATATTAGCACACCAACAACGCTTTCTTTAAACCAATACGTTGATCCAACTATAACTTTTAGTCTTACAGAAAGTGCTAGTGACTTTTTAGTAACGCAAACTAGCGTGACAGTAACTGACGCTGTAAACTCCACCCAAGCAAAACAAGCTAAGTTTGAATGGTATGCTACTAGTCAGTCGTCAGCAATTAGTTTAAAAACAGTTGGAAGTTTTACGGCTGATGATTTTACTGGAACAACAAGTGGTAATATTAAAAACACATTAACAGGTGGTACTGTTGTAGAGTTTGACGATTTACAAAGAACAATACACGCTACTTTAACTGCAGCTACTGGCGAGAATGCAACTTCATCTAAAACCGTTACTTTAGCCGCTGTAAATGAAGATATATATAAAGGCATGAGAGTCACTGGATCTGGTATTACTGCTAGCGGTACTGGCTCCTGCATAGTTGAGAGCAACGTAGAAGGAGTTATAACTCTCAGCCAAACACCTGGAGGAACTATTGCTGGCGGTACAACTTTAACTTTTCACTCTGTGGCAGTTATAAGCGGAAACGCTACAATAAATAACATGGGTACTAGCAGTCAAACTTGCGCCTTAGATGTTGCAAATATACTTGCTTTTAATGCCGCGCCTGTGGCAATAAATCAAGCTAATGTTCCCGCGACTAGAAACGTTGCGAAAGAAATAACACTAACCGCTACAGACACAGAAGGTGATACCTTGACGTTTACTATTATAAAACTACCTAGCAACGGTTCTTTAGTTTACTCTAACGCTAACAACCAAGCAACAACAATTAGTTGTGGAGACAATGCCGTTTCTTTAGTTCTTGGTAATAGCAAAACTGTACAATATACCGCAGCATCAGTTGGAACGACAACTTTGCATTTCAAAGTTAACGACGGGCAACAAGATAGTGCAACAGGTATAATAACAATTAACGTAACATCGTAGAGATATGGCAACAATAAGAATAACACTACCTAACCCAGTAAATAAGTCTTTACAAGCTAAAACAGCTGCCGTGGCATCTGATACCGCTTCACAAACTGATAGCGGTGGATGGGATATAATATATTTTGTAAAAATTGTAGATGGAAAACAAAGTGGAAGCATAATAAAGCTTGGTGAGTGTATAGCATATACAGAAGGTACATCAACATATACTATAGACGTTCAAACTACTGGAAATGAAATTTTACCAACAGCTAATGATTATATATTTTTTGGCAAAGACAACAAGATAAGCACGTCTAGTCTCAATGGTTATTACGCCGAAGTAGAAATGACAAACGATTCAACAGCTTCTGCAGAATTATTTGCAGTTAGCGCTGAGGTTGTTGAAAGTAGTAAAAAATAATTAAAAAATGTAACTATATTACATATGAAACTAAATAAAACAATATAACATGGGTCCTTTAGCAATAATGGCAATATCAGGAGCAGTAGGAGGCTTAGCAAAAATAGGCATGGGCTTAGCTGGTCGTGGTGCTAGAAGAGAAGAGCTGAGAAAATCTCAAGAAGAATTTGACTTAGAAAAGCAAAGATATAGAGATCTTGAAATATCTAATCCCTTTGCTGATATACAAAGAAATTACGAAAACACTTTTGAAGATTTAGAGGTTAACACAAGAACCGCTGAGTTTCAAAATCAAATGATGCAACAAAGTCAAGCAAATATGATGCAAAATCTACAAGGAGCGGCTGGAGGTAGCGGTATTGCCTCTTTAGCTCAAGCATTGTCTAATCAAAGCGTAATGCAAAGCCAAAAAATTGCGGCAGATTTATCAAAACAAGAGTCTGCTAATCAATTAGCAATGGCAAAAGGAGGTATGATGGAACAACAAATGGAAATGCAAGCCGATATGGCGTTTGGTAAAGGTGCTGCTCAACAACAATCAATGGAGATGACTAGACAAGGCACTTTATTAGGTATGGGAGCGCAAAGACTAGGCGCTGCAAAACAAGATATAGCGGCTCACAAAGCTATGGTTGCTGGTGGTATTGGTGAGGTTGCAGGTGCTGTTGCTACTGGATATGCCGCTGGTTATAGTCCAACAGGAGGAGCGGATGGCACAGGAGGTTGGAGTTTTGATGAATTTAAAAAATAATAAAATATGGCAAAAACTTTAGGAGCGGCAGATGGAAATATATTAAAACAAACACAAGTAGCATTTGGTGATGGCGGTGCTGCTGTGGCTTCGTACAAAGCGTTTGACGAAAGTTTTAAAAGTGCTAGCGCGCCTGGTATGAAAGCTATGCAAGCTGAATATGCTAGGCAAGAGGGTACTTTTAACGCTTTAATGGAAAATAAACCACCATTAGAAACAGTACCTCTTCTTGAAGACACTCAACTAGCCGGTAACGAAAATGTAGTTGGCATGGAAGGTTTAATGAAAGAGGTTAGTGGGATGTACCAAGAACAAGCTAGAATATTATCTAAGAACAAAGATGATATGGGTGCTCAGAAAAAAATTACTGAAGCTGCTGGGTATATTCAAAACATAGACGCTGGTAACAAGCAACTTGCCTCACTAAAAATGGGTAATTTTGAAATCGATGGTCAATACAACGATTTGTTAACTAAACAACAAGGAGATCATTTGCGAGGTATACATTTAGCTATAAACGGTCAAGACAAAACCGGTGTTAAAATAGAATATCCAAAAGAAGATGGGTATAGACTAAAAGTCACGATGCCTGATGGTACTGTATATGATAAAAACAATCCTTTACCATCACCACAAGGTGAGTATAAAAACGGTGGTACTGCTGCTTACAAATTTTACAATGATGTTAGAGCAAAGAGTACAGGCGCAACAAGTCCAATGACAAAAGAAGGTGCTGCTAATGATTTTTTAAATACAGTGAAGAGTTTAAAGTCTGATGGTAACTCAGAAGCGCCTATCACAACTGACGAAAAAATGTCTATGTTTTTTACTGATATTGTAGACGATGGTGAAGATTTAACATTTGCAAATGCCTTTGCTTCAGGAAACTTGCCAAAAGAATTTTATCAAGATGACGCTGGTGAGTACATAACTTTTGACACAAAAACAGATAACCCAATCAGGCCAAGTACAACGCCGTTAACAGAGGAGCAAGCTGCTAGCGGGCAGATCTCCGTCGACAGAGGTTTGGTACCGGCTTTTGATGAAAATGGTAATTTTCAATGGAGTAAAGAAGAAGCTACAAATTATCTTAGACAAAAACGTTTTGCAGATCACAACATGAAGCGTATGAGTAAGTGGTTTGGAGGAGCTGTAGCGGACGTGCATAACGAAAACTTTAACAAGAAAAAAGACATGAAAGGCGAGTATTTAAAATTGCCTGATGGACAAGGTGGTTATACTGATGTTTACGACAATCAAGCCAAAAAAGAAAAATTACCATTATACTTTAATATGGTTTCTAAAAACGTAATGAGAAATTCAAAAAGCATGGAAAAATCACTTGAACAATACGAAGACCTTTTTGGAAATGCTTATGGTATTGAAATACAAACCTTGCAAGAGGGTTCTGACAAAGAAATTGCCGAAGCAATGAAAAAAGGAGAAGTTAACGTTGTTATAGGTGACCAAGAAAAAGAATTTATTCTTTCAGAGCCTGGCCAACTAGAAGCTTTTAACAGATTTTTAGCTACATCTCCTTATTACAAAAATTTATTTTTAGGAGGAAACCCTGAAGAGTGGGAAATGCCAGGTGGTGGTAATTTTGAAATGTCAGATATGTTTAACTATAATCCTACTATTTTCATGGGAAATAACAACAATAATCGTCAAGGTGGTAGTGTAGATAATAATCGTCAAGGTATAAGAAGTCAAGTTGATAGAAGAATACCTGCTCCAAAAATTTAATTAAATAATAATAAATGACTAGAAAAGAGTTTTTACAAATACCTGGTGTAGAAAACAAAATAAATTCTATTTCAGAAAAGTTTGGTTTTAGTCCGGACTCACTTTTGACCGCTATAGAAAACGAGTCAAATTTTGACGTTAAAGCTAAAAACCCAAACTCTTCAGCAACTGGTCTTATACAGTTCATGGATTCTACAGCTAAAGATTTAAATTTTGATCATAGCTCGTTAGTAACTATGAATGAACTTGGACAACTTGATTTAGTAGAAAAGTATTTTGACAGAAATCATAAGAAAGGAGCGCAACCATATATGACCATAGCTTTGCCAGCTTACGGAAACAAACCGTTAGACGAGGTGTTATATGACAAAAATCACAGAATAGCGCAAGATAATCCACAATGGGCAGATCCTGATACTGGACATGTAACTAGACGTGCTATAGAAAGTTACGGCACAATACCTAAAAGTAGTTATAAAGAAAAACAACAAGAACTAGTTAATCAAGGTTACGATATTGGTCCTAGTGGCGTTGATGGAAGTTGGGGTCCTATGACCAAAAAAGCTTGGCACCAGTACAAAAGAGATCAGGAAAAATCAACGCAAGATATTCAACAGCAAATAAAAACTCCTGAGCCAATACCTGCTGAGCCAGACGCTACTTTTGTTGCGCCGTCTGACAAACCAGAGGTTTCTCCACAAACAATGGAGACTATACCTGTTCAACCAATTCCTGTAGAAGAAAAACAGCCTGAATTAGCTCAAGCGAGCCAAGAACCAACAATGCTTCCAGAAGTAGAAGTAAAAGGAGGTGCTAAAACTCCCTTTAATAAGACTGAAACTGACGAGCAAATGTTTACGGTCCCTTCTCTAACGGATCAAATTACAGATCCAGAAATCAATATAAAGCAAAAAAGTATATTTATAGAAAAAGAAGATGAGGACGTAGTAGAAACCACGCCTGTAGCAGAAAATATTATACAAATTGGACAAAATATAGTAGATCAAGTTGTAAATAACAATCAAAGATCTATGGCGCAAGGTTTTATGCAAACCGGCGGTATGATACCCGTTGGTGGTGACGATGGTGAATTAACATATAACACTATTGATGAGTTAGAAGACCCAAATGTTACTGCAGAAAAAGAAGATTACAAACCTGAAAACTTTATAAAAGAAAAACAAAAAAAGAAAGAAAAACTTGCGGATCATCTTGAGTATGATTTAGAACTTGAAATGACAAAAGAAGAGCTTTCTATTGATTATAGTCAAGAATACGAAAAACACGAGTCAACTGTAAAAAACTGGGAAGAAGACCCGTTAAATAAAGACAAAGAAGAACCGTCAGGCGTACAAAACGCTAAAAAGCAAATAGAAAATCTTAATAGACTTACAGATGTAATACTTACCCATGACCCAGGTATATTATCTGCGGAAGAATATTTTGATGCTGGCGAATATCAAACTCAATTAAGAAAAGAAATATTAAAGCAAATACCAGCTGAAATGTTTCAAAAAGTTATGTCCTCAAGTTGGGGAGGAGCAGGTTTAACAGAAGATGTTGAAAAGATGATGTTGTTAAAAGCAAGGTCTGAAGTGCTAAATAACAACATGGAAATAATTGGCGAAAAAGCTAACGCTCTAATTGCAGAAGGTGAAAAACTTGTTGAAGAAAGATCTAGGCTAAGCAGCGTATACAGCACATGGCAGTCAGAGTCTATGGCTTTAAAAGATGATTGGAATAGAATTATAAAACCAACAGGATATTACGCTCCAGACAAAAAAGGCGCAACTAAGTGGATGCCAAACTTTAAAAACGACGAGCAAATAGGTAACTATACAAATTTTATAAAAAGATCTAAAGATTTAGAGCAAAGAAGAGTTGATATAAATGAAGATTTAAATTTATTTGATACTAAGGTAAAGAAAAATAATGACAAAAGAGATTTGTTAAGCAAGCAAATGAATGGCTTGTACACATCACTTGCATATAACACGCAAGACCAAATGTTTGAACCTGCTTTTTCTGATAGCGTTTATCTTCGTGGTAAACCAACGTATATATTTAAAAACCCTTACGAAAAAAGTTCTTTTACAATAAGTGATAAATTTAACGAAAGTCTTAGAGAAATGGCTGGTAGAGATAACGCTTGGGGTAAAGCCGCTGATGTATTATCTACAGCGCTAAACTCATACATTAAATATGAGATTCCAAAAAGATTAATGAGAACTAAAGTAGGTGCGTTAGGAGTTTTGTTTACGGGTATAGGTACTAAAATAGCGGCTGAGTTAGGTATAGGCACTAAAGACATGGAAGAGTACGGTCTTATTGGTGGAGGGGAGTACGATGCTTTCGATTGGTTTGGTGATCAATTTATTAAATACAGTAGAGCAGATATTACACCAGCCTCTATGGACCCAGACTCTCGTTTATTTTTAGACAAGCCAAATGAAAATAAATTATTTTTTAAAACACTAGACAGACAAGCTGGCATGTATCAGTGGAGTAAGTTTTTAATTGGTGAAGTATTGCCTTTTACACTTTCTTTGGGTACTGGTAACGTTTCTCAAAGAAAGAAGCTTTTAAGAATGCAACGTTTAGATAAAATTAAAAAAGCAAAACCAGGCTTAACATCAAGACTTGGTATTACTGCTAATGGAGGTAAGTTGTATAAAAATGATTTTTCTTTAGATATTATACATAGCTTACAAAAAAGATATAAGTTTTCTGATAAATTTGCAATGAACGCTCTTCAAGTTGATCATACTTTTAAAATGTTATTTGCTCAAAACTATGAATACGGAAAATCTCAGGGCTTAGACACTGGCGCTGCTTTTGGACTAGCAAGTTGGATGGGTCTTGCTACTGGAATTGTCCAAGGTATAATGCCAGATTACCAATGGTTCAATACTGGTGTTGGTAGAAGTATTGTTAAAACCCTTGTTGAATCATTTAAAGCCACTTCAAAAGGACAGTTTGATAAAGCAGTTTCTTTAATAGCAAGAAAAAAAGCTGGAGAAGTTTTTATAAAAAATGTTGCTAAAGAATTTTTAGAAGAAGAAGCAGATGTTCTTGTTAACGATATAGTAAAATCAGTTTATTTAACAAACCACTCTTGGGAAATAGCAGATTTAAGAACTCAAGAGCAATTAATACTAGGAACTGCCTTTGTAGCAAAAGGTTTAGGTACCGTGCAAGCCGTGAGAGGCGTGAGAGAAATGCAAGGCGTTTTATTAAACGCAGAGTTTGCAGAGCTTGGTAAAACGTATAACGCGGCAAAAGCAAGATTTGACTTAATAGAAAAAGAGATTGAAAGATTAGAAAATATTGAAAAAAACTATGACGGTAGTTTATTTCCAATGGAAGAGTGGGAAAAATCTCATTTAAGTCAACTTAAAAAACAAAAAGAACAGCTTAAAACTGTAATGGATGAGGCTTTTGACATGGCTAAAGCAATGAAGATGGCGCCAGATTATTTAACCGTAGAAACTGTTAATTATATAAGAGAAAAAAATAATTTATTAGAGCAGAAAGATGAATTATTAAAAGGTAAAGACAAAACAGCTGTAGAGCAGGAAATAAACGAGATAAACGATAAAATAGCTGCAATTGACGATAAAATTAGAAAAGACAGTTATAACGTTAGAAAAGAAGAAAGAAATAAAGCTTTAAAAGAAAGAGGTAAAAAACTAGCTGACGGATCTGGGTTTTTATATCATGAAGCAACATCTGCTGAAGAATTTTTTGAGTTTGCTAAAAAAGAAAACGCAAGAAGAAGAGTTGAGAATAAAAAATTAAATCTACAGATAGATGAGTTAAGAAATGATAAATCAAACTATGATTCACGGGGTGATTTAAAAAGAGAGGTAAGCTTACAGATAGAAAATTTATTAGACAGAAAACTTGAGTATGTACCAGAAACTTTAGAGCAATTTGAAGGTAAAAAAGCTGGTGGTATGATATATTATGATGATGTTAATAAAAAGCATACTATTATTGTTGATTGGAACATGGCTAAAAACACGGGTAATTTTGCTGTTATACAACACGAAATACTACATGGTATGTTAAGACAAACGATGATTAACGGTCAAGTTGCTAGAAGAGCTTCTGATAAACCAGGTGGTTACGTAACTGATATACAAAAATTAGCTATAATATTAAGAAAGCAGTTTAAGAACGATTCTAGAATGAGTAGCTTTTTAAAAGATTACGTTTTAGATAAATTTAAAACGTCTTATGATACAGATGGTTACGTAGACGAGCTTAATGCTGACGAACTTTTAACGATAATGTCAGAGTATATGCTTCAAAACAACTATAGATTTGACACTTCGTTTTTAGGTGAAATTGGTAAAATTTTCAGAAGCGTTGCCCGTGAATTTGGTGTTAACATAGTTATTAAAGACGCTAAAGATTTAATTAATTTCTTAGAAGATTATTCAAGAGAAGCTAAAAGAGGTAGATTTAGCGCTGGTTTAAAAAAGATAAAAAAAGAAGGTTTAAAGGTTGAAGTTAAACTTACAGCAAAGCAAAGAACAAAAGCCCAAGTAGAAGCTGCTATGGCTAAAAGCAAAAGAAAAACGGCAGCTCAAAAATCTGCAGCGTCAAGTATATATGAGGAAAACAAAGTATTAGAAGACTTAGACTTAAAAGAATCTTCTAAAAAAATAATTGAAGAAAACGCTAGAATAAGGAAAACAATACTAGAAGAAAATATAATAGAAAACGGTAAAGTTGTAGCGTCACCAGAAATGCAAGACGCGTTAATAGCAAACAACATGGCCGCTGCTGTTCAATTAGCTAAATTTGCTGCTGCTAACCCAAACATAATGGCGCTTGAAGAAGGTAAAAGAGTTACTTTTGATCAATTTTTATCTGGTTATTACGAGCAACTAGTGGCTTTAGCAAGAACTTACGATGCTAGCGTTAATGAGTTTGGGGCTTATATGAACACCTTGCTTCCACTTAGATATGGTCAAATATTAAAACAAGAAAAGAAAGGTGAAGTTGAAGGTGCTGTAAGTATGGATGCTGAAGGTGTTAATGAGGTTGCTGACACAAGTGGTATGACAAGTAGGTTAGACCAAAGTGAAGAAAGTTTGCCTAAAGTAAACGTAGCTTTTCAAGCTGGTGGCGAAACTTTACAAAAAGAATACGAAGATCATTACGAAAAAGGTTATTTATTAATTAAAAATGGTCCTGCAAAAAACCAAACCTTTGAAGAGTGGTTGCAAGAATTAGATGATCTTGGTTTTGTAGATGCTGACGGTGTTATATTTGATATATACAATGTTAATTTTGCAAACTTACAAGATTTAGCGTACAACATTACAAGTAAAATTTTTGGTATTGATCCTGACAAGTTAAATTGGAAGCTAAACGCAAAGGCTAGTAAAGAAGGAAAAATACCTGCGGTTAAATTTATGGCAAACCTAAGAATAGATGAGTCAAGAGGTTCAAATGAGCTTAGAGCTGCGCAGATGGCTATGAGAAAACTAGGTCTTGAATTGTTTGTTGGGCCAGTAACACCAGAAGGTTTTGTTGGAACAACAGACAAACCAATAGGTCCTACAAAAATAAGACCAGTTTTACAAAAATTACTTTATAACAAGGGTAAGAAAAAGAACAACGTTCAAATGTACCACAAATTTCCAGTGGTAGATATTAAAGCTATTGAAGAAGCTATTGGTATTGTAGACAACAAATCTTTTAGAGGTGATAGAAACATATCTGCTATTGTGCACGCTTTTGCTAACCAATTTGGAAGAACTGTTGCTAGTCAATCACTAAGAAATGTTATGGCCAAACACGGTGATTTAACCGACAAACTGCAAGTAGCGTTATCTGATGGTATTTCTAAAGTTGCTAGATCAGCATATTACAAAGAAAACAAAGATTTAAGGGTAGAAATACTAGAAGGTTTAGAACAAATGTCTTATGATATAGCTTTAATAATTATTGACGATCAAAAAGACGAAAAAGAAATGCGCGAGAAAACTTTAGAGTTGTTTAAGAAAACGTTTAAAGGTTCTAAAGTAGACTACAAGAAATTACACGGTCAGCTGTTTTCAAAATTAGGAGTTTTAAGTATATGGGCAACAATGAGCGTTAGATATGAGGCTTTAGGTCTAGCAGCACCTTCTTTCATGGATTTTGTTCCTTCAAGACTTGAAAATAGAGCTGAAGAAGACGAACTGTTTGAGTTGATGGATTTATTAATAACTGGTGATTCTGGTAAATATACAAAAAGCTCTGTATTTAGTAAATATTTAGTAGAAAAAGGTAGGGTTAATTTAGTTAGAATAGCTAGAGACCTAAAAGATAAAGTTCAAAAAGGAGAAATGCTTTATAAAGACGCTAGGCTGTGGTTGTCTTTGCTTGGCGGGATGTATAAGGGCGCTAGTGGTATAGCTAACAAACAGTTTAAACCAATAAAACCTGGTAGTATTAGGGTTACTTTATCTGGAGATTATTCGTCTAGGTTTAGAGCAAATGTTACTAGTGGAGCGCAAGATTATTACAATTTAGTAAACTACGGTACTGATGGATATTTTGACGTGAAATCGCCTAAAGCCATGGGGTTAAGTGTTTTAAATGACACTTCTAAAGATGTTATTAGAGATTTACAAGAGTTTGGTTTAGAATATTTAGACCGTAGGGACGTTCAAGCCGATGTTAATAGGTCTCTTTATAAGTATTTAGTAACAAATGCTTGGAAAAAATATGGTTCTAGCGACATGGCTTTAGACAGAATGATGTTTTTAAATATAATGTTTAGCTTTGGAGAAGGCATGGAGGCTCCATCAAGAAAAGCTGCTAAAGTTTTTGGTATTTCAGAAAAATTATGGGATTTTGAAAACAACAAGTATATTGGACCTAGTAATCCTGGCACTAGCTTAGAATACGATCATAACAAGCCACACTTTATGTTAATTACTCAAACAATTAATATATTAAAAAACAATCCAGAATCTAAATGGGACGAGTTGCTTGACCAAATGTTTAAAGATTTTACAGTAAATATAATAACTAAAAAGCACAACACCGCTATTGACAAGGCTGGTTATCAATCTATGGCTGGTCCTAAATACAAAGTAGGTAGCGATATGAACAACATCGTTGAAGGACCTTTAAATAGAAGTTATAACGAAGAGCTAAAAGGACACCCAGATGTTGATGCTGTTGTAGAAATAAGAAACCCTGAAAATAGAATTGGTGGTGCTTTTGTAGATGTAAAAGCTCCAAACGTTAGTAAATCTATGCAGTACATGGAAGTTGCTAAGCTAGCTAGTTCAATGGCTTATAATGAAAAAACAAAAGGTATAAGCATATTAGACTTTGACGATACTTTAGCAACAAGCAAGTCTTTAATTAGATACGCAGCTCCAGATGGAACTAAAGGAACTTTAACCCCAGCTCAATATGCCAAACAGTATGTTACTATGGCTGACGCTGGTTATAAGTTTGATTTTTCAGAGTTTAACGAAGTTATAGACGGCAAAGTTGCACCGCTGTTTAATAAAGCGTTAAAACTTGCTCGTAAGTTTGGAACAGAAAACATGTTTGTATTAACCGCTAGACCTGCTGAGTCAGCGCCAGCTATATATGAATTTTTAAAGCAAAACGGCTTAGAAATACCTTTAGGAAATATCACAGGTTTAGGCAACAGTACAGGTGAAGCTAAAGCATTGTGGATAGTTGGTAAAGTTGAAGAAGGTTATAATGACATATATTTTGCAGATGACGCTTTGCAAAACGTGCAAGCTGTTAAAAATGTGTTAGAGCAGCTAGATGTTAAATCAAAAATACAACAAGCTAAGTCATCAAAAAGCGCAGAGTACAACGAAGAGTTTAACAAAATATTAGAAGAAAAATCTGGAATTGGTGCTGAAAAAAGATTTTCAGAAATGAAGGGTAGAAAAAGAGGCCAAAAACAAGGCAAAATGAAGTTTTGGATTCCACCATCTGCTGAAGATTTTGCAGGTTTATTATATGCGTTTTTAGGTAAAGGCAAAAGAGGTGAAGAGCAAATGAAGTTTTTCAAAAAAATATTGCTTGATCCTTACAATAAAGCTATAACAAAACTTAACCAAGCTAAACAGCAAATGGCTAACGAATACCACGAGCTATTAAATAGTTTTGAAGGCATGCGAAAAAGGCTAAATGAGTCAATTATACAAGGTGATTTTGTAGTAGAAGATGCTATTAGAGTTTATTTGTGGGATAAGGCTGGTTACGAAATACCTGCTTTGTCAGAAACTGATAAAGCTGAGCTTGTTGCAATTGTTGAAAACGACGAGCAGCTTCTTGCGTTTGCGCTAGGTTTAAATGATATTACAAGAGATTTAAAAGGTTATACGGAGCCTACTACAACATGGGAAACAGACGGTATAAAACACGATTTATTTCAAAAATCTAGTAATGTAAAAATGGGTTCTTTCTTAGACTTATTTAAACAAAATAGAGAAATAGTTTTTGGTAAATGGGGCGGTAAAAATGGCAGGCAACTTATTGGACCTAACATGAATAAAATAGAAGCTATATATGGTAAAAAGTTTAGACAAGCTTTAGAAGACATAATATGGCGTATGGAAAACGGTACCAACAGAAGTTATGGTGATAACAAAATGGTTAACGATTTTATGAATTGGCTAAACGGATCTGTTGCTGCCGTGATGTTTGTTAACACAAGATCAGCTATACTACAAACTTTATCTACCGTAAACTTTATAAATTGGGACGATAACAATATATTTGCAGCTGCAAGAGCCTTTTCAAATCAAGAACAATTCTGGACTGATTTTGCTGATATATTTAATTCTGATTTCTTAAAACAACGTAGATCTGGTTTGACTCAAGATTTAAACGCCTCTGAATTAATTTCTCATTTAAGTAAAACAGACAACAAGGCAAAAGCGGCTATTAGATGGTTATTACAGAAAGGTTTTGCACCAACACAAATTGCGGATAGTTTTGCAATTGCAATGGGAGGCGCTACTTTTTATAGAAATAGAATTGGAAAATATGTTGGCGAAGGAATGCCCGAAGAACAAGCTAAAGAAAAAGCTTGGTCAGATTTTCAAGAAATAGCAGAGGCAACACAGCAGTCAGCTAGAGCAGATATGATTTCTCAAGAACAAGCTTCGGTGCTTGGAAGATTAATATTAGCTTTTCAAAATACGCCAATGCAATATGCCCGTTTAACTAAAAAAGCCTTTTTAGATTTAATAAACGGTAGAGGTGATACAAAATCTAATATATCTAAAATAATATATTATTCTTTTGTTCAAAATATGATTTTTTACGCTTTACAAACAGGTTTACTCGCGCTAATGTTTGGTGGTGAAGATGAAGATGAAGAATTAATAGATAAAAAACAAGCTCGTTTGTGGAACTCTATGTTAGATAGCACATTAAGAGGTATAGGTGTTGGTGGAGCTATTGTTTCAACTTTAAAAAACATGGCTTTAAAAGCTGCTGAACAAGATAAAAAAGGCAATAGGGCTGACTACGCTTATGTATTAATTGAGTTTTTTAATTTAGCACCACCTATTGGTATTAAAGCTAGAAAAATATATTCAGCAACACAAAGTTGGAAGTGGAGCAAACAAGAAAGAGAAGAAATGGGTATATTAAACATTGACAACCCTGTCTGGGAGGTTACCACAGGTGTTACAGAAGGTTTATTTAATGCACCTGTAAACAGAATATATAACAAACTGCAAAACATAAGAGCGGCATTAGATACTCAAACTCAAACATGGAAACGTATAGCTATTATTTTAGGTTGGAACGCTTGGAGTGTAGGTGTTGATGTTAGAGAAAAGTCAAGTAAAAAAAGAAAATTTGGCTCATCTAAAAAAAGAAAGTTTGGTTCGTCTAAGAAAAAAAGAAAATTTGGTTCGTCTAAGAAAAAAAGAAAATTTGGCTCGTCTAATTAATTAATAATATGAAAAAACTTCTGATACTTCTTTTATTGGTTTCATGTTCAAAAGAAGTTGATGATCTTGGCTTTAGAGTTTATACAATACCAGCTGGTGAGCATAGCTCAGGTAGTTTTATAAACCATCCAGATAATTCTAGAATAAGTTTTAAGTTTATATTAGATGAATCAGCTATATACACCAGTGAAATACCAGAAAACCAACATGATGTAAATAAAATATACGGCATGAGTGACTTTGGTTTGCGCCATCAAAAATACTCAATAAGGCTTGGTTGGAGGTATTTAAATAACGAGCTAGAACTTTGCTGGCTGCGTCATGAAGAAGGTAGACATAGCTCTGCTACAATAAAAACTATAGAACCAGATGTAATTTATGACGCTACAATTGATATAAAAACGTTTTATTATGTAATAGTAATAGATAACGATACTACGCTTGTACGTAGAAGACCTGAAGGTAATTGGGGTTTAATACGTAGGTACTATTTATATCCTTATTTTGGCGGTAACGAATACGCGCCACACGATATAACAATTAAAATAAAAGAATGAAAAAACTAATTATAATAATGTGTATAGCATTGGCAGCTTGTGCAGCGCCAAAAAAATGTTGTTCACAAAAC